TCGAGCATGAAGTCGAAGGTCTGGGCGACGTTGCCGGGGTTCCAGGCCGCGCGAGCCATGATGATGCCCTTCAGCGCCGTGCCGGTGAGGCCCTCGATGTTGAAGGGCGCGAAGGGCCGCGAGGAACTCAGGACAACCGACTGGTATCCCGAGGACGCCTGGCCCTTCACATTCCAGCCGGTGTTGACGAAGCTGAAGATCCCCACGATCTGCTTCATGGCCGCCGCTGACAGCACGAGCGCGGCGTTGTCGGCGGGGAACGCGCCAGCAGCCACTGGAATGTTCGCCGCGGGGCGGAAGAGGTAGAGATCGAAGTCGAACAGCGCCGTCTGCAGCGCACCGCTCGCGGCCTCCACGACGGCCCGGCAGCCCGACAGGCGCCCCGAGGTTCGACCCACGTCGAAGTCCAAGGGAACCACTGAGGCGGCGGTCTGGCTGTTGCCGATGATATCCACATCGGAATAGGCAACCGCCTGACCCGGCCGGGTCATCGATGCGGTGACGCGAGGCGTGCGGCCGGACGCGATGACATAGCCAGGATCGGCGGCGCCGCCACCAGGGATCGGCGTGCCCGTCGAGTCCACATTGATGCTGTAGTGCGGATCAACCGCAAGGCCCGCTGAATCGTAAACCGTGGGGGCCTTGGTTAGCGCGACCATGGTGCTTCTCCGAATAGGCGCAAGGCTTCACGCCCGCGATGTGAATGAAGGTGTGGCGAATGGCAGCGGCGTGCGGCGCAAGACTCGGCGCTGCGCCGGTGTTGAGCGGTTGGTGCGTCGTCAGGTGAGGCGCAGGCGCCCGTCCGTCTGGATGTTTCCCGCACTACCGCGGTTGGCGTCCGAATTGTTGCCGGGGGTGGTGCCGCTGGCGGCGTAGAGAACGCCGTCAGGAACGGTCGCCGGGTCAAAGTAGCCCGAGCCCCCTCCGCCGCCGCCGGCATCGGTGGCGATAATCGCGCCGCCGCCGCCGCCGCCATAGTATCCGCCGCCGCCGCCGCCCGCGCCCTGGGTTCCCCGGCTCTCGCCATTGCCGCCCGCGAAGGTCACGCCTGCAGAGCCTCCAGCGTCACCCGTACCGCCCGCCCCGCCAGAGCTTTGCGTACCGCCGCCGCCGCCGCCGGCCGTGGCCGAACCGCCGGACGAGCCCGTCGAACCCCCGCCGCCGCCGCCGACCGCGGCGGATGCCCTAGCGCCACCACCACCACCAGGGGCGATTGCAAGCGCGACGCCGGCCGCCGTGCGAATGCCGCTGTAGCCGCCACCGCCGCCGCCAGGGTCAGTCCCGCCGCCGGAGCCTCCGTTCCCGCCGCCGTTCGTCCCGCCTGAGGTGCTGGGGTTCGTGCCCCCGGCCCCGCCGACATAGAGCTTGTAGGCGACGCCGCCGGTGAGGATCACCGTTCCCGTCACCGCGCCACCGGCGCCGCCATGGGCTGCGGATCGGTTCTCGCCGCCCCCGGCGCCCCAGGACTTGAAGTTCGCGCGGAAGGTGCTGACCGGCACGATGTCCCACACGCCGGCCGTCGAAATGTCGAGCGGGCCGTCCGCGTCCAAGTCCCAGATCGACTTGCCCGAGACCGAGGGCGAGATCGAGAAGACCCGCGCCCCGACCATCGCGCCAAACCCTGTCAGGGCATTGAGGCGGAGCATCAGTCCCAGCCCTCAGCGGGGTTGAAAGCGTCGATCAGCACAGGGTCCGTGGGGGGCAGGGCCGCCTCGAGATCGTTGCTGCGGACGCGGATCGCCTTGATCGTGTCGAAGGCTGCGATCAAGTCCGCCTCCTCGCTCGCTTCATCGCTCGCAAGGGCGCGGTCCTGGCGGGCGCGAACGAGCTCGACCGCCCGCGCTGTCATGTTGCGCTGCTTCCAGTCGGGATAGAGCGCGAGGATGCGGTCGCCGGCCTGGCCCTTGATGTCGGCCACCTTGAGCGCACGCATCGCGGCGACTTCCTCGGGCGTCTTGTCGCGCACCGCGGCGAACTGGACGACGCGGTCATCTTCGACCTGCAGTTCGGGCTCGGCTTTGACCTGCGTGATGGGATTGAACGGCGGGTCTTCGGCGACGACGGGAAGCCATGCGCCTTTGTTCGGAGCCAGCGTCGGCGGCTCCTCGCCCTCGGCGAACATGTGGTGGCGGATGATTTCGCCGCCGCGGACTAGCGCGAACTCAATCATGCGTCGTTCTCCGCGTTGGTCGTGATGTAGATCGTGACCCCCCGCAGGCGCGCGTCGATCGACAGGGTGTCGTTGGTCCCGTCGTCGGCCTTGCGGAGGAACTGGAAGATCACGAGGTCTTCGGACGCGGGCGACCCGGCGATGGTCACCGCCGCCGTCTCCGGGCTGATGTAGGTGGTGTCCGTCGTGCCGCCGGTGTCGTTGGCGTAGATCGCGGTCCCGAAGGCCGCGTCGATGGCGTCGCCGTCGCTCAGGGCCACGGCCTGGACGCCCCAGGAGACCTTGAAGTTGACCGTGGTGGCGGCGTGCGACCAAGCGAAGACCGCCGTGATGGCGCCGCGGTCCCAGGACTTCGGCATCCGCACCACGGCCTGGGCGTACTCGATGGTCGAGGCGTCGAAGTCCAGGGACTTGATCATCCCCTTGTTCGTGGTGGTCTCCGCCGTGCCGGGCGCCGCGCCGTTGGTGGTGCGCGGGATCATCGCCGTGGCCGGGATCCAGATCGCATGGCGGCCGGCGATGGATGACACCGCGGTCAGGCCGATCACCCAATCGGCGTGTGTTCCCGACCCCGAAGTGGTCGAGACCAGCACGTCCATCGCGCCGGTCCCGCTGTTGTAGGCGGTGATGATGCCCGTCATCCGGTTCGTGGGCCCCGCGGCGCTGGCGAGGCTCACCGACTGCCCGACGACCCACGCCTTGCCGGTCTGCGTGGTCAGGGACTTCGATCCCGTCCCGACGGCGAGACTGGTCGTGGATGTGCCATTGGCCCCTGGCGCGTTTACCGCCGCGGCGGCGGATGCGGCGGCGGCCGATGCTGATGCCGCTGCGGAAGCCTCATCGGCGTCGACCGCCGCGACCGCGAGATTGGTCGCCGCCACCATAGCGTTGACCTCAGTCTGCAGCGTCGGGAAGGCGCCAAGGAAGGCGTCGGCCTCGGCAGGGAAGTTGGCCGGATCGCTGGTGCTCGGCGGCGTCGGGAGAGCCGACAGGTTAGGAATGGTCATCAGACTTCCTCAAGCTCTAGCGAGATGGTGGCGGTTTTCGGCCGGTCCATGCTGATGCGGAAGGCCTTGTAGACGCCCAGCATCAGCACGGCCTCGAAGTAGCCGGAGTCCTGATCGTCGATGCCCGACCACAGCATCGGGGCCGCGTTGCCCCGCGCCTGGATGGCGCGAGCCTTGTTCACGTTGGCCTTCCCGCAGACGATGGCCATGTTGACCTTCGGGACAGTCCGGCGGGGGACCAACTCGGAATTGCCGTACTCATCTCGGGTGACGCGCGAGAAGTTTAGCGCGTCGGCGTCGGCGTTATGGATCGTCGTGCCGAGATAGGTGTTGAGGCCCGTCACAAGCCCACCGCAGGACACCGCGCCACTCGCCCGGGTGATCGCCACCGTGATCACACCGCTGACGTAGGGCGGGAGATCGAACTTGGCGACTGAGGTCGCGTAGCTGAAGGGCTGGAAGAAGTGGTCGTACCAATTCAGCGCCTCGCGGGTGCTGAGGTCGATAGTGGCTGTGTAGACCGGCACCGCCGCGACCGTGACGGTGATGGTCACCGAGTCCGCGATTAGCCCCACCAGGGCAAGGCTGTCGATCCGCTCGCCCGGGGCGATGACCACGGTCAGCGGTGAGGCCTGGGTGGTCCCAGTGTTCCGCAGCAGGTCGAACATCGCCCAGCGGTTTGTCGGCCCCACGTCCAGCCACCACGTCGAGGAGGTCGCCAGGGTGGGGTATTTGTCGAGGTTGGAGGCTTGGAGGCTCTCAAAGACCCGGTGAACGAAGGTTGTGGCGGTGTGGGTTCCAGACCCCGCGCTCGTGGTGTTGATCGGCGCTCCGTCCGGCGTCTCGGCAACCTTGAACGTCCCGGCGGCGGACGCGACGATGTAATATACTTGGCCCGCGGTCAGGCCAGTCGGCAGGGCGCCCGTGGTGGTGAAGACGACGGGGGTTCCGTCCGCCTGGCCGTGGGTCGCCCAGGAGACGACCGCCGGCGAGGCGTTGGTGATGGTCACGGTCGAGGTGGGCGAGCCCAGAATGACCCGGTCCCCCAGCGCGTAGGTCGTGCCGGAATTGTAGGCGGACTCCGTCGCGTGGGGCTCGGCGCAGGTGCTCGACGTGAGCATGGCGTTTGTGATCGTCAGGGGCGGGATCACGCGGGCCATTAGGCGTAGGCCTCCGTCTGCATGGCCCGGCCGTCCTCGGTAGCGGTCTGGATGTTGCTGCGCAGTTTCGCGGTGTCGGAGGCCATGCCGCGGACAACCGTGGTCAGCTCAGCGACCTGCTCGCGAAGGGCGCGGATCTCGCCGTCGTCATTGGCGGCCCGGACGCCAAGGCCGCGAGGGCCCCGCACCAGCGGCATGATCGCCTCCGGACCAGCCTCCCCCATCAGCCCCATGTTGAAGCCGGTGGGCTGGCTGACGATGCCGTTGGTGAAGACCCCGCCCGCGGCGAAGGGCTTGCGGCCCTCCAGCATGCCGGAGTTGTAGTAGTGGTACATCGCCCGGTCTTCGAGGGTCTGGCCGTCGATGGGCTTGGTGGGATCGCCGTGGCCGGACTGCGCCCAGGCCATCACGTCGGGATTGTTCGCCAGGTACGAGGTCCAGTTCGGGGACGTGGCGCTGGGGCCCGCGGGGGCCACCGTCGCGGGCGTTGCGGTCGGGGCGGTCGCCTGGACAGCCAGAAGGGCGGCAATGGCCGCCGGGAGGCTCAGGACGCTGTCGTTGAGGGTGATCAGGCCCGAGACCTGGGCCTTGATGCCCGCAAGCTGCTGCTCGGCGATGCTGGCCTGGGTCATGGCGCTATTCTCGCCGGCCCGCGTCGCGTTGCGGACGGTGGCGAGGTCGCGCTGATAGGCCAGCAGGGTCTTGGAGTTGGCGGCCGACGCGGCCAGGAAGGCGCGGCCCGCGTCGGGGATGCCCGCCAGGGATTCCGCATCCGTGCCCGAGGCGGTCTTGAGGAACCCGAACCGCGCCGCCGAATAGGAGCCGCCCCCGGCCGATGCCGCGGGATCGAGGCTGTCGCCGAAGTCGCGAAGGGTCTTGGCGAGGGCCGAGAACTTGTCCTGCGTGGCGCTGATGGCCGAAGCCTCGCGCTCATAGGCCGTGGCGAGATCGCTCTTGGCCCCGGCGAGGCGGCCGGCGAAATCTTCCTGCGCATAGACCAGATCGAGCAGCGCCCGGTTCGTGGCGTCGATGCCCTTGATCTCCTCGGCCCGCGCCTTCGCCAGGATGCCCGCCTCGTCGCCCGTGGCCTGCATGTAGCGGACCTCCAGGGCCGTGCGTTCGTCGGTGATCTTCTTGGCGTCCTGCATCGCGTACATCTGGCGCGCGAGGGCCTTGTTGCTCTCGTCGATGCCGGCGAGCTCAGCCTCGCGTTGGGCGGCGAGGGTCGCGATGGCGTCTCCGGACAGGGCCACGATGTTGAGTTCGATCTGGCGGCGTTGGGCCAGGATGTCGGCCTGGCGCTGGGCCTCGCGCTCGGCGGCGGCTTGGCGCGCGGCTTCTTTTTCGGCCTGCTTCTTGGAGTTGGACCCGAAGAGGCCGAACAGACCGCCGATGGCGGCCCCGGCCGCAGCGATCCAGCCAACGGGACCGCCGAGCGCCAGGGCCAGCGAAACGCCGCCCATCGCCCCGCCAGCCGCCCCCGAAAGCACCGATCCAGCCGTCCCACCAATTGCCTGGCCGATGCCGTCGGCGATACCCGCAATGGCTCCGATCTTGCCGGCGGTCGTCTTGTTCGTGCCGTTCTTGCCGAACGCGTCTTGCACGGCCTTGGCGGCCCTCAGCAGGCCGGCAACGGCGCTCATCCAGTCGCGGTTGCGCAGGCCATCGAAAAGCTGATCGACGCCCGAACCGGCCCCATTCGCGGCGAGGAGGAAGTCCTCCATCGCCCTGGTCGCCGGGTCGATGAACTCAGGCATCTGCTTAAGTTCGCGGTTGATCTCGCGGATCGCCTCGGCCTGATGCTTGGTGGCCCTGACCGCGTCCAAATCGACGACCTTGGACATATCGGCCCCGATGGGCTGTGAACGGTCGATGGCCTCCTTCGTGGCCTTGGTGTGATCGCGGAGCGCCTTGGCGGCCTTCGCGGTCCCGGCCTCTTCGCGGATGCGGGCCTCGGCGACCTTCAGGATCGCGCCCTCCACCGCCTTGTAGGCTCCCGCCAGACCGGCCAGCGCCGCCGCTTCGCCCTTGACCTGGGCGGCGCGGAGATCGCTCAGGGCGCCGGCGTTGCCGTTGGCGATCTTGCCGATGGATACCGAACCGAGCTCCCCGAACTGCGGCCCGCCGACCTTGGCGGAGAGCGCATTAGCCTGGCCGATCAGCTTGTTCAGGAGGCCGATGGCGCCGTTGACCATCTTCTCGACGGCCGACAGCGCGAAGTTGGCGCCAGAGACCACGGCGTCGCCGACGATGGCCGGGAAGTTCTTCCACAGCCCGCCGAGCAGACCGATGGCGCCGCCGAACATCTTCACGATGCCCTCGACCGCGCCCAGTGTCGCCTTGAGGATGAACTGGTAGGTCGCCGAGATCGCGCCCGAGAGCCATTCCAGTTGCGGGGCAAAGGCTTCCTTGAGCGCAGCGCCGGCGGCGATGAACGTGCCATTCAGCACATCGCCCATCGTGACGCCCTGGTTCTTGACCTTCTTCATCTGCTCGTCGGTCAGGCCAAGACCCTTGGCGAGGTCCTTGTTCCCGTCGTTCAGTTCCTTGGTCGCCAGAAGCAGCGGCCCGCCGATGACCGCAGCGATGGCGCCGGCCGCGATCAGGAACGGCGCCAGGACGGCAAGCAGGCCGACAACCTGCGCCCGCAGCCCGGCGAGCACGGCAGAGAACCCCAGGCCTTGCGACTTCGCCATTTGGAAGGCGTCGGCGATCTGGGGGCCCTGCTGGATGAGGATCATCAGCGGGGACATACCCATCGCCGCCGTCGCGCCCACGTCTGCGAACTGGCGCGTCATGTTGAGCGTGGCCTGGGTCAGGGCCTTGGAGGACTTGACGCCGGCCATGTGTGTTTGACCCACGGCGCCCATCTGGCGGCTGTACTGGGTCGCGAAGTCCCGGCTCGCCGCATCGTGAAAGTCGACGAAGGAGACGGCGGCGCCCTTCGCCGCCATCCCAGCCTTGGTCGACGACGACGCCAGCCGCTCATTGGCGGCCACGAGTTGGTTCGCGGAGCGGGCAGCGGCCAGTTCCTCGGCCTCGACCCGCTTGATCGCCTCGGCCATCTCACGCAGCGGGCTCGTCGCGCCGGCCGTCGATTGGCCTAGCCCGCGCTGGGTGGCGGTGAGCTTCTCGGTGGACTTCTCGGCCTTCGTGCCCGCAGCAGTTAGAGCGTCCAGGCTTTTGACCCCGGCCGCGACCGTCGAGGCGTCAATGCGGACTACGAGGTCGGCGAACTCAGTCATCGATCGCCTCCTCTCAACGGGGTTCGCCTCGCGGCACGGGGCGGCGAGGTCGGGATCGGTGCGGTTTTCGGAGGTCGGCGGCAGCGCCGCCAGTCAGGCTAGTACGACGAAGGTCGGACTAGGAGCCCGCGCACACTACGCGCAGTTCCTTGCGGTTGAAGCCCGCCTTTTCGGAGAGCGTCGTGTAGCCGGTCGGGCATTGCTTGTTCGCCGCCGCGTAGCAGACATTCCAGCCGGTGCTGGCGCCACAGGCGATCAGGTGCTCGGTCTGGCCGCCGGGCCGGTGGATTTCTTGCTGCGTCGTGCAGCCGGCCAGCGCCGCCGCCAGCAAAGCTCCAACCACTACCTTCATCGCGTCCAGTTCCTTCCGTCTGGCCGGACAATAGGCCCGGCCAGCCGTCGCCTTCCACCTTATTTCTGCTCACTCTTCGCCCGGGCGGCGGCGTCGGCTTGCTGGGCATGTGCCGCAGCGACCCAAGCAGCGTCGATCGCCAGGATGGCCCGGCGCTCCCAATGGAGGAGCGGAACCCCCTCGTCGGCCTGCCAGGCGTGGATCTCAAGCCGAGTCAGGCGCGACGGGCCCTCGCCGCTATAGGGCCGGGTTGCATGGAGGGTGAGGAAGTGATGCCAGAGATACTCGGTCTCTGGCGGCGGTCCCCGGTTGGCGGCCAACTGCGCCGCCGCCTCCGGATCACCTTGCCGGGCCAGGCTTTCGAGGTGGTCGCGAAGCGGGGCGCCGTCAGACTGTGGCGCGGCAAGGGCGAAGTGTTCGGTCGCGAAATCGACTAGGGCTTGGGTGACTTCGCCGTAAAATTTGCCCAGTCGCCGGCTCCGTTGTTCACCTGCTCGGCCAGCCAGCCCATCCCCGGGTCGAGGTAGAGGGCTTTGAACATGGCCGGGCCGGGCTCACCGTCCTTGTAGGTGAAATTGTCGAGCGACTTGGTGACGGCGGCCAGGAAAGATGCGGTCGCGGCGGCGTCTTCCTCGGCGGAACTCTCCACGCTGCCCTTGGCCCGGAGGCGCTTGACGGCGCGGTTCGAGGCGGCAGCCTTAGCAGCGGCGAAGGGCTTGGAGCCGGGGCCATATACGGTGACGGCGCAGGGCTTGCCGCCCTCGCCATCCAGGGGCTCCCCGGTGGCCGGGTGGTTGAGGATGATCTGGAAGCATTCTTCCGCGGCGAGAGTAGACACGTCGAACATGGGGATCTGCTTTCGTGAAAAAGCACGACGGCGCGACCGTCGCGTAAAGTTGAGGGAGGGAGGCTGTTCAGGCGCCGGCTTAGGCCGCCAGGCTGTCCTGAATGGAGATGATCGTCTGATGGTTCGCCAGGGCCGCGCCGCCCGCGCCGTTGATCGCCGCGGTGAACGAGAACGATCTGATAATTTCCTTCTCGCCGTCGTCGGCGCTGTCGCTGAACAGTTTGATGTTGCTCATGACGAAGGTGATGAACTCGGCAGTGGCCGAAGAACTGTCGGCCACGACCAGCACCAGGCTGGTTGCGGTCTGGTTGTCGAAGATCGTCTGCAGGGTGGCGCTGGAGAACTTGGCGGTGAAGGATCCCGAAACCATCACGCGGCCCACTTGGTGGTCGCTGATGGCGTTGGAGCCGACTTCGGCCTCGCCCGGCTGGATGTTGCCGCCGATCTGGACTTGGGCGCCGGTGATCGAGGTGACGGTCCCGCCCACCAGAACCTTGCCCTGGACGGAGGCCAGAACTGTGGACGTGGTTTCGGCGGTGGGAGAGGTCAGGACTTGGGCTGCTCCCAAGGTGCGGCCCAGGCCCGGCAAGTCGAAGTTGCAGGTCGCGTTGCCGGATGCCGGCAGGGCGATTTCCGCCATCGCCACCTTCACGTCGGTAAACAGCTCGGAGCGCGAGAGGTCAGCGTGCCACTTCTCCCAGGAGAAATAGTCGCTGGTGTGGCCCGAGGTGGGAACCCACGACTTTTTGCCGATGACCGTGACGGTGCAGCCGGTGATCGGGCCTTCCGCAACGAGTGCGACGCCATTCAGGGGAACGACGGTGGCCACCGTCTGGGTCAGGGCGGTGACCAGCAGGTTTTTCGAAATGTTGGCCGCGTTCAGGGTGCCGACCGAGAGGCGGATCACGTCACCGACCTTGATCCCATCGGTCCACCAGCCCGAGGAGCGGGTGATGGTGTAGGTCGGACCTGACCCGGCGATGGTGATCGAGAGCGCGGTGATCGGCGTGGTGGCGACGAAAAGCTTGCGCAGCAGGGCGGCGAACTCAAGCTGATAGGTGCCGGCCGACAGCAGGGCGTTGAGCTTGCCCGAGGTCTTTCCGATCCCCGCAGTGTCGCCCGTCGACTGCTGGTGGGAGACGATTTCGTCATTCGAATACTTGTCGCGATCGAGGTTGAAGGTCGCGGTGACGCGGCGAGCGAGCGCGCTGCCGGTCGAGCCGGGCGTGCCGAGCGCCGATTGCTTGACCCGGGCGAAGGTGGTCGCGATGCCCTGTGCCACAGTCATGGTGGTGATCTCCTAGGGGTTGGGTTGAGGGTGCGCGCCCAGGCAGGGTCGGCGCATAGCGTTCCCCTCCCCTCTCGGTTCGGGTGGAGCGGTGTCAGGACGCGACAGGCGCCCGGAAATAGACGCGGACCGGGATGCAGTAGCGGTCGCCATCCACGTACCCCGGCATGATCTCTGGGGTGGTGAATATGGTCACGGTGACGCCGGAAATTGGGGTCAGGGACCGCCCGCGATAGAACGTCGTGCGGATCAGCTCGGCTCGGGTTGAGGCAGCGCCAGGTCCCGCGTTGGTCGGATAGCAGAGGGTGATCTGCATGAAGCCCTGCGCCACGTGCGCGGCGGAAAGCTCCTGATTGTCCGGCCTCGCGAACAGGACGGCGACGCGCTGGTAGGGCGTGCCGGGCGTCGGGGTAAAGGCCACGTTCTCGGCAGCGGTCGCCAAGGCTGGAGAAATCGCGGCCAGGGCGGTTTCCAGGGCGGCCCTGATGGCAACCACGCTCATCGGGTCACGCTGAGGGCGTCGTCTACGATGCCGGAGAACTCAAGGACGGTCAGACCAACCATCCCGTTGGGGGCCTGTTTGGAGTGGCCGCGTTCCAGGGCCATCGCATAGGGCAGGTTGTTCTGGATGTAGTGAATGCGCCCCGAAGCGTCCCTGGGCATCGCCTCGACGCCGGTTACCGCCCGCTCGCCCGTCGATGCTGTGACGACAGATCTGGGCGCATCGACGCTGTAGTGCCAGTTCGAGCGGAAACGACCGGTGTCAACGGGAGAGCGAGCGATCAATCGTGCGCCCACCTCGAGAACAACCTCTCGGACCGCGGCGTCCGCCCGCTCGCCGGCTTTCTGGGCGAACTGCGATAGCGCCATCTCGAACTGACCAGCCATCTCACGCCTTCCGGCACTTGAGCACAAACAACGCCACGTCCTCACCCGAGTAGATGGCCGCGACCTCGACCACGGAAAAGGACAGGCCATCGACGGTGATGGAGTCGGTCGGCTTGGGCGGAGTGGCGAAGGCGGCACCTGCGATGCTGACCTTCTTGTCGCCAGCCTTCACCAGGCCGCTGATCAGCTCGGCGCCCTTGTACTCCTCGATGATGGCCGGGAGCGTCTGGGTCGCTGTGGTGGGCGTCGCGGTCCCGGTGGCGGTATTGTAGGCCCCCGGCGTCACACGCGAGTGCGTCACCGACTTGCCGAACAGCCCGACCATATCGAGCGTGAGCGGGCCGAAGATGTCGTCGAGGAAGGTGCTCATCAGGCGACGATCCCGCCCGAGAAGTTCA